GCAAAGAGAAGTGATGTACAGGAAGAAGTGAGAGAGATTATAGGTCATCTACAAAGAATGGAAGATAAAATGGATAGGTTTATAGAAAGGAATAGGAGTTAATTATGGCTAGATTATCAGATTTACACAAAGCTGGAGGAGGCTACGCTAGGAGAATGAAAAAGGTTCTACCTAGGTTTCAAGAAGGTGGAGATACTACTGAAGAAACTACTCCTGTATACAACCAGTATCCGGGAACTTCCGGACAGAATTTACCTACTACAATAGGGGGTGCAGGAACAGCTGGTGTACAACAAACGGGAGAAACTACAGGTTTTCCTAGCACTGCTGTAACACAATCTACTCAAGAAAACATAACAGACCTTCCTGTAACAAGACCGATTAGTGGAATATTACCAAATCAAAAACTAGGATTGACTGAAGGAGAAACTGTAGCTCCGGTGACAACTACAGTAGCCACAGATGAATTGATTAATTTTGGACAAGGTAATATGACACAATTACCTTCTACTCCAACACTGACACCTTCAGGTGCAATTGCAACAGATGTGTCTATACCTGCTATACAGTCTGCTAACACGTACTCTGCTTACACTCAACAGAACACTCCTCAAGCTGCGGCTGCACAAGGTTCTGTATCTCCTTCTTCTATTATAGGAGACCCTACTGAGTTTGCAAAGACAGCTGCTGTGATGGGCACAGTATCTTCTGAGTCTGTATCCACCGGAGCTACTGCTCAAGTATCTAATTTAGGTACGGTAAAAGGACAGATTGAATCCTTGTTTACAGCATTAGATTCTGGCGATACTCTTCCTGCGTGGGCTGCCCCTGCTGTACGTAAGGTAGGAGCTATCATGCAACAAAGAGGATTAGGTTCTTCTTCAATGGCTGCTGCTGCAATAACTAATGCTATCTATGAATCTGCTATACCAATTGCTGCACAGGATGCTAAGACTTATTCTACTGTGGATTTAGCTAATCTAAACAACACACAGCAAGCTACTTTACAGAATGCAATGACGTATGCTGCGATGGATAAGGCAAATATGAGTGCTAGGTTGACAGCTGCTGTAGATAATGCAAAAGCATTTTTAACTTTGGACGTTAAAGATATGGATAATGCACAGAGAGTTAATGAGATAAATCATCAGACAAACATGCAGAAGATGTTAACAGATATATCACAAGAGAATGCTTCTAGACAGTTTAATGCTAAAACACAAAATGAAGTAGATGAGTTCTTTTTAGAATTAAACGCACAGATAGGTAACTCAAACAATAATAGAAAAGCATCTATATCACAGGTCAATGCTGATCAGGCAAATGCTATGAATAGGTTTACAGCACAGATGCAAGATAGTAGAGATAAGTTCGATGCTAATATGGCTACGCAAATCCTACAGTCAAATGCACAGTGGAGAAGAGATATAAATACTAGAGATACTGCTGCACAGAATGAAAGTAATAGAATAAATACGGCAAACCTGTTAAGTTTAAACAAACAAGCACAGGCTAATTTGTGGCAGAGGTACAGAGACGAGGCTACTTGGGTCATGTCTTCTAGTGAAAGTATTCTGCAAAGAGCACACCAATCTGCTATGATTGCACAAGAAGCAGATGCTCAATCAGAATTTTACGATAAACAGTTTGAAGATTCTGTTGCTGTTTCTTTAGGTCAGGCCGGTTATAATGTAGCCTTAGCTTTAGCAACAAGAACTTCTGATATTCGATTAAAGACTAATATAATAAGTATAGGAAAATCTTCTTCTGGATTAAATATGTATGAATGGAATTATATATGGGATGAAGACCGTAGGTACAGAGGGGTTATGGCACAAGAGATTATAAAAATAAATCCAAACGCTGTTATTACAGATAGTATGGGTTATTATAAAGTTAATTATAATTTATTAGATGTAAACATGGAGATGGTAATATGAAATTAAAAGATAGTTTAAGGGCTGTTTTTAGAAACGAAGAAGGTTTGTTTGACTTAGCTACTACAGATATGGATAAGACTATTGAATTTGCTAAAGGAGATTTTAAGAGGTTTAGTGAAGGAGGAGGAGTTGCAGACAGATACGACAGTTATGGATCGTATGGAACTTCTTCAGAATTTAAATCAAAACCTACAAATTATCGTAAGGCTTCTACAGATTATAGCAACTATCAATCATATGCCCAAGGCCCCCAAGGCCCATCGTCTTCAAACAGCTACCAACAGTACGCTATGTCTAATCCAACAAGATCTAGAGAAATTACAAATTACGCTACTATCGACAGTAAAACAGCTAGGAATATTGGCTACACAGGAATGTTAAAAGGTGATCCTCCTGCAAAGTCACCTTCTCTTTGGCAAAGATTTAAAGCAGGTGCTGATGTAGTTTTAGAAAACGATGTGGTAAAAAGAGTTCTAAAAAATTTAGTAAACCAACAGAAAAACGGAGGAGGCCCTCCAGATCCTTTTGAGAATATGGAAAAGTTTAGAAACTCTACTGTAAGAGCACGGGGGTCTGCTGGTGCACAGTTTAATAAAGGCCAAGCACAGAACACTCCTCTAACAAGCAAGTTAGCAGGAGCTTTCAATCCTAATGTAAGTCCTAGTTTAGCTAAGTTTTTAATGGCTAACATGGGTACGCAAGGAGTGAACACTAAGGGGTTAGCTTCATTTACAGATAAGATTTCTGTACGTAGGCCTAAATATGTAAGCGATACAGTCACTCCACAACAAGTAAATTTTACACTACCAACAAGGACATAAACTATGAGATATGAACCGCAAAAAGCAAATGACAATATAGCGGAGGGGACAGAACCACAGCCCGGATCTGTAGAAGCCATAGATCCTTTTTCCGCACCAGTGCCCGGACAGTCTTTAACAGTAGCTCCGGGAAGTCAGAAATTTGAAAAGCCTGCTGAGTTTACTGACCCAGACGAATGTGTTGCACTTATTATAGAAAGACTAGAAACTGACAGGGCTGCTAAAGAAGAACAGCTTAGTTTAATAGCTTCAGGTGTTCCTATAGAGTCTATTGTAAACAGCATTGCTTTTATAGGTTTCTCAGAAGGCCAGTGGTCTCCTGACGTTGCGGAGTTGATTAAGCCCCCGCTAGCTATGTACCTTATGATTACAGCAATGTCTGAAGATGTACCTATGGTTGTTTTCAATCCGGAGAAAACTTCTGGTGGTAAAATGGAACCGGGTGATATGGCAAGAAACATGAGTAAGTTAAATCCTGCAGGTTATGAGGCTTTACAAGAAGGTGCAAATAGAGCAGGTGTAGAACAAGAGATGTTATCTGGAGGGTTTTTAGAACCTGTACAAGAGGTCATGCCTGATGAGATGGTAGAAGTACCTGTAGAAGAAGGTTTATCAAATGAAGAATTAATGGCGGATATGCCAGAAGGGGGGATGTTATAAGATGAGTTTCTTTGGAGGATTTACAAAAGGATTTGCTGATGGGTACAACGCTGATATAGCTGCTAAGAAAGCTGCAGAGTTAGAAAAATTAAAATATCAAGAATCTGTTAAATACAAAGCTGGTATTGATAAAAATGTTAATGATTCTGCTAATACTATTAACTTTGGTAATCTAACGCTTAACGATGGTAATCAAATCAATGCAAACATAATAGGTAATTATACAGAGTCTGATAAAATATTAGCATCCGATGATAATATAAGTAGAGTTAATGATTTTATGAATACTCCTCTCTCTGAATTATACACATCGCAAACAGGATTACAATCTAGTGACAATAGAACTTTTATTGAGTTTTTACAAAACGGGAGTGAGCAAGAGAAGAATCAAGCTATGTCAGTGCTTAATAAAATACAGCCTTATGTGGCACAAAAAACTAGTTTTATAAATAATAAAAATAAAGAGATTACGAGAGATCAAACTCTTTTATACAACTATCCTATAGGAAAATATAATAACCCTGTTTTATCTTTATTAAATAACGACAGTGCTACTTACAATTTACTTAAAAACAAAAATATAAAAGATATTTTACCTACATACGGTGATGAGGAACTTGATACAGTAACTAATATTGCCGGAGAAAAAGTAGATCCGGTTAAGTTTGCAGATTTTTTAATAGGGGCAGTAACACGTAGATCTCTTAGAGGAGATTTACAAACTGGTGTAAATGCAGTGAGAGGGTTTAGTAAGGAAATAAAAGAAGAACTAGGTATGGATGTTGATTCAGCAGATCCTATATCAATTGCAAATGCCGGTTATTTAATTTCTAAATTTGGAACAAGTTTTAAACAGCTTTCAAATAATAAAGAAAATCTTAATGCCCTGTTATCACAAATAATAAATTCTAGTAATAGTGATAAAGGTTTTTACCTACCCAATGCTTTAGATGTACAATCTGCTGTTTCTTTAAATATAAAAAGAACTGCTAACAGAAATATAGAGGGAGATTATTTAAAAGTAGTAAGTTTTGATCAAGCTATAAAATCTGATAAAGAAGAATTTGGTAAAACTAGAGATTCATATAACAACGCCATGAAATCGGTAGAGAGAACAAAGGGTATTTTAAATAACATAGGTGATACCACTGTTCCTCTAGGGGCGTTTCAAACAATGGAACTATATCTAAGAGGTTTAAAAGATTCTAAAAACCAATTTAATAAAGTAATTCAAAGTCTTACCGGCATGGGTGGAGTGAGGTTAACAGAAGGTGGGGAAGGTCTTTTAGATGGACTTTTTAATACCTCTAGTAAAAATTTAGAAAGTGCTACAGAAACTATGCAGGAATTACAACAGAAATATAATATGGATGATCAACAATTTTATAACTCATTAGCACTGGTTGCTGCTGGAAGAGAAGGAGAAAGTGAATTTAGAAGTAAAGACTTAGCTAATATAAAAGAGTCTAATACAGCTATTATTAAATATCATTCTTATTTATTAGCCTTTGAAATGGCGGCTGCTATTCAAGGAGGAGGAGATAGTAGAACCATATCTGATAAAGACGTTAACTTAATGCAAAATGCAATATCTGCAAGAATATTAACAGCAGGGGCAGATTTTAAAAGTGTCATAACAGAAATAAAAAATAATATGGAATCTGTGGCACAGTTTCATGGTTTATTTTATAATGCTATAAGTAAAGAAGATTTAAGTTTATACAGAGCGGCTAAGTTAATGACTGGCCCACAAGGGATTTTTAATATAGGTCTTGCTCCTAAAGGAGAATTTAATTCTGGAGCAGAGGCTATGGCTAGAAAATTAATAAAGGATACAAATATACCTTTTGATAGTTTATCTTCTGAAACTGATGATAGTAACATTAATCAAACTGTTGAAAAAGATCAGGAAGAGATAGATAAAATAGCTCGTATTTTAAATGTTGAGTTTACTGACGCAAATTCTAATTACCAAAAAAAATATGGAACTATTGGAAATTACGGTAATGCTTTTAGTAAGGCTTATAATGCCACATTAGATGAAAATGTAATGGATAATACACAAGCAGAAAAAACGCAAAGAGGTATAGTCAATGGTTTGGTAGCAGATTTTAAAAATACCCTTAGAAAAGGTGCTAGCGTAAAGAACGGATTGAATATGGATCTTGATAATTTTTTACTATTATTTAATAACAGCATAGGTTTACAAGATAAATTAAGAGAAAAATTAGGAGAGTAGTACATGGTAGATAAAAATACAAATTTAGATACAGCCGAAGACGAAGGAAGTGAAGGGTTTTTATTTGGTTCTTCTTCAAGGTCTGAGACAGTCCCTGAGAAAGAAGCTATTGATAAAGGGTTTGTAGTAATAAAAGGAGACCCTGCACTTGAAGAACAATTTACTGAAAAAGAAAATATTCCAGACCCTGAAGAAGTTAAAAAAGAAACAATACCCGATTATGTAAAACCTAAATTTAGTATTTTTAAAGAGAAGATAACTCCTTCTAGATTATCTGTTTCAGCCGGCCCTTTAGGAATGGAAACATCTCCTGTAAATGAATTAAATAATCTTTCTTTTGATGAACAAGTAGAAATATTAGAACAGAGAGAAAAAGCAAAAGTACAGTCAGATATACTGAAACAAAAGGAAAGAATATTTCAAGAGAATGTTTTAAAAAGACCTTTCCGTGATGAAAATAACCCTATTTTTTCTACTTTAGTGCCTATAGGAGACGAGTACGACCCTGATTCTGGCATCCCTGCTGATTATCATTATTTCCCTAGAGGTAAAGAACATCCTTATACAATCATTGCTAAAACACCTAAAGATGCATTTAATGCAGCTATGTCAATACATGATGAACTAAAAAAAAGTGGGGCGAAATTCTACACGGGAGCATATAAAAATTTAGAATCTTTAAGTAAAGAACTATTAGCTGCTAGAGGAGATCTTTACGCAGTAACTCAGGCTGTACGTAAGGAATCATCTAAAGACTACACAAGAAATTTAAATTGGTTAAACGATAGAAAACAATTAGAAAACATGCCTAATGATACTAAAGATATGGTTGCTAGTTTTATGACCTTGGCCGAAAACGGTGCTATGGCTATACCTAACTATTTTTATTCTTTAAGCCCAGATGTAGCTAGTGGTTTAGATCAGATACTAGGTATCATACCTCCTCTTGATGGTGCGTTATTAGATGTCGTAGCTGCATCTTCTAATTATTTAGAAAAAGTTGAAGATAAAGGAGGGGTGTGGACAGATATAATGAGTAAACTTCATGTGCCTTACATGGGTATTATATCTACAACACAAAAGAATTTAGGAGATAAACCTAATTCTACATTTTTTATTGATAGTAATGTAAGTTACAATGATAATAAAATTGCAAAAGTAATATCTGCAGATTGGCCTAAGCAAGAAATAAGAGGAGAAGATCTTCTATCTCAAATGGAAGGTTCTGAGAATCCAAACTTATTAGTTGGAGCTGTTAGAATATTTGCAAGAGACTTTTCTTTTGCCCTAGGTGTGTTATCCCCACTTGCAAAAACAGCAGTAAATTATTCTACAAGATTAGCAAAAGAAGCTGAACAGAACTTGTTAAGAAAAAAGATACCTGTTTCTCAGGCTACTGTATACAACGAGATGGAATCTCTTATAGAAACACAATGGAAAAAATCTAAAGACAAAAATGATAATAGAATAGTAAGGTACATCCAAGTTGAATCGAGATTGGGTGCGGCAGAGTTTGGTTATGTTCCTTATACATTTTTTAAAAAGTTTGCTGGAACAGAATCGATGATAGGGGTTGCTACAGAAGCTGTTGACAGGTGGATATATCCCTCAGCCCTTGAACAGCTTAAAATGGTTAAAGAAGATGACCCTTTAGGAGCGTTAAATTTTGGTTTAACATTTACTTCAAGCATAGCTGGTATTATAGGTGGTAAAGTCACTGCGGCAGGATTAGATTATGGTGTAAGTAAAGTATTACCAGTTGTAGAAACACTTAACAACAGTCTAAAAACAATCTTACCACAAAACAAAGCAGACGCACAGGGTTTACGTAAGATGATAAACATAATGTCTAAGCCTACAGATGCTATAGATGCCTTATTAAAAAAAGCCAGTCCTATATTTAGTAAAGACATAGACCCGGGTCAAAGAAAGATTTTAAGAAATGTATTACAAACATTTTATAAATTAAATAAAAGCGATGAAAAAGAAGCAGATAAGATAAGAAAAAGTTTATTGTATGTAGAAGAATTATTTAATGAAGCAGATGAAGTAGGTTTGGGAGATGTTGTAAATAAAACTCAAATAACTCTAGGTTCAGCAACAGGTATTGCTAGTCTTAGACAAGCAGAAATGCAAATGTTAGAACTGGTAGCCGGTAAAGATTTAAAAATAGATCAAAAATTTAAGTTTATTAAAAAGGCAATGGAGTTAGGAAATTTAAGAGAAAAACAAGAGATGGAATTAGGTAAGGTTTTAACAAATTTATCTGAAGAAATAAAAGATAAAAATCTACCTACTTTAAATGCTTTTAAAGATTTAGCAGCAAAAACATTAAGAGAGACTACAGAGAAAAATGCTGAGATAGCCTACTTAACAGAAAGAGCTGTTCAATTACAAGTATCAGAAATATTAATGGGAACCAAGTTTGATACAGATACAGGCAGAGAACTTATGGAGATATTACAAAATAATCCAAGTCTTAGGTTGTCTAATGAAACTATAGCACAAACTAAAAAAACTTTTGATTTACACGGTTTATTAAAATTAGATTCTTTATTTAATAGTAGAGCCGCAGAACAAATGGATGATGAACTAATAAAATTAAACCCTGTTTTTACTGATGCTAATATACAAAACTACGGTGAAGGAAACGGTTTTAAAGTTAAAAGACAAAACATAGGTGCTGCAGCAGATATACAAAACTACGCCTCTACTGTTAGTCTTGTAAACATAGCTAGAGCAGAAGATTTTCACGAAGTATGGGGCAGTGCACAGTATCAAAAAGCATTTGATCTTATAGGTTCTACTTTACAAAAGGGCGATGATGACATTGATGTTACTGAATTTTTAATAGGAATAAATAAAAAGGCAAGGTCTGGAGGTCTATTAGAAGCAGATGATACTTTTATTAAAGCTATAAACCCCTTTTTAGAAAAAATACAAAAGAAACAAGTGACGGATGCTATAGAAAAAATAACCGCTAGGATAATGAAAGACAAACCTGATTGGGATGTTAAGAAAACTAAAACCATGATAAACAAAGGTATGGCAGCCGATGAAAATATGATTAAAAGAAAAGGTAAATTTAATACGCTAGACCAGATAGAATACCTTCAAGATAAATATAATTTTAATTTTACAATGTCTTTCGAAGAGGTTTATAACATGCGTAAGTTTTCTGCGGCTGTTAGAAGAGATGTTGCTAAAACAGATTCAACCAAAGCAAGAATGATGGAAACAGTTACTAATGATGTAGACAATCTAATAAACAGTAAAATTACTGTATTTAGAGGTAGGGCAGAGGATGTTTCTTTTGATTTAGAATTAAGAAAAAATTACGCAAAGGCAGCTAGACAATTTGCATTTGCAAAAGAAAATTATAGTATTGTAAAAGCAAGACAACGTCAAAGTCTTATATTAAGAGACGTAACAAAATTTACACAAAGGCTTGATAGAAGAGGAAAAACCAAAAAAGATGCAGAAAGTTTAATAGAGTTTAAAGATGAAAAAACAGGACTGCCTAGCAATAAAAAAATGTACTCCGGAAATAACGCTTCTGGAAGAATGTTTAGTAAAGATCAAAATAAATTTTTAGATGAGATGTTTAGTGGTAAATACAGTGGTAAACAAATATATGAAGAGTTAAAAGTTATCTATGGAGAAGTAATAGATGTTCAAGATAATGTGTATGTATTTAGATTACCACAAGAAGGTGATAGTTTGTTTCATTCGTATCAAAACTTTTTAAAATCTGCTAATGTGTACATAACAGCTAGGCACAAAAAAGCATTAAATGAATTAGAGGCTAGTGGAAAATGGAATTGGAATAAGATATCTAAAGATGTAAAAGGTCTTAAACAATTTGAACAGAATCTTAAATTTGGACAGACTCCAGCTTATTTGACCAGCACTGGGGAAGGGTCTCATCTTGAATTTGGTAAAGTAATAGAAGAACTAGATAAAAAAATAAGAGGTGATTCTAATAATAAACATGTTAACCTAATGGGGACTGATATTCATAAAGAGATTTTTACTAGAATGAATATAGAAAATCAAGCCGGGCCAATAGTAGCACAAACAATGACGCAGCTAGCAAATGCAGTAGAAAAAGCGGCTCCTGAAGCTAAAAAATATTCTAATGCTGTAAAGTCTATGGTCATGGATTTAAATTCTAAAGGAAGTAAAACAGACAGAATAACCAATGCTGAATCTTTTGTGGACATAATGATGGGAGACATGCATTTTGTAGATTCTCCTGTAGAAGGTGTTCAAAAAACATTAAGAGGAGAGGCTACAGAAGAAACAAGCCCTCTATTAGATAGTGTTATTAAATCTAGTATAGACAATGGGATGTCAGAGGAAGAAGCAAAAGATGCAGTATCTAAATTAATTGCTGTAGGAATAACTCAAAAAGCAACGAAAACAACTGATAGTTATAAGTGGCAAACTACTGATAGATATAAAAATTTAAGAAGTGCAGGAGCTGATCTTGAAAATTACCCAGATGGTACTACACAAAAACAAGTAGATAACCAATTAAAAGAGTTTGATAAGTTAAGCCCTACAGATAAGGAAGGGCCTAGAGAACTTGCCGGCATAGGTGATAACAGCATGAAAAAAGAAGCTGAGATCTATGTTGATGGCAGAGCTTTGTATGAAATTTTTGATAATAACGAAGCGTTTTTAAGAAAGTATTTAACAAAAGATAAGTACGACAAAATAAAAGTTATAATGAAACTATCTACTATAAGTTCAGACGCTGCTCAATTAAGTTTAAAAGATCCGACTCATGGTTTACCAAAGATGCAATTTAATACAGTGATGTCTAGAGCAGCAGCTGTGTACAGCCAACGTGCTTCTATAAGATACCCGTTGATGGAGATGACGTTTTCTCTTGCTAAACAAAAAGAAGCAGAAGCTGTGGCAGCATTGCTATCTGCTGATGGTGAATTTATAGATCTTGTTACTGACATAATGCTTACTGGTAATTTTGAGGCAAGGATGAATGACCCAAGAACTTACAAAATGTTTGAAGCATTTTTTGCAGATGCTGTGGGTATGTCTGGAAATATGATAGAGGCTTTAACGGATGTACAGCAAACTCTGTCTGATGATGATAAGTTTTTAGTGGCTATGTATTCTTTATATCCAGAAATAAGCCCAGAAGAATTATTTCCTTTCAGTTCAAAAACAGCCGACAAATATCAAAGTTTAAATAATTTTACACAAGGTAAAAGATCAGAAAATGCATCTAATTTTAGTAGAAGAGAGGCTTATCATAAATATATAGGAAGGATGTTTAATGAACAGAAACAAGGCACGACAGATCTACAAATAATAAATAAAATAAAAAGTGATTTGGAAACAATTCCTTTAGACATACTATTGGGTACTAAGAAAAAAGCATATATAACATTAGGAGAATAAAAATGGCTAAACTAAATGAACTTAATAACAGCAAAAGTCAGAGTATGATGGGTAGATCAGACATGAGTGCTCAGATGCCTACACCTACAAAGGATGCTATGGACATGAAACCTATGGCTCAAAGCCCTAGAGAAATGAAAATACGATCATCAGAAGACCAGAACCTATACGGTGGTGGTTACGTGAAGAAGTACGCTATGGGTGGTGGAGTACGTAAAGTTAGATATTAATGAATAGTTTTATTAATATCTCTTTGTAATTCTGCTGCAGCCATAACTAACATTTTAATCATAGCTACAATCATTGCTGTATTTGGGTAGTCTGGATTCCAGTTATCCATAGCTTCTTGAAACTCTTCAGGATCTATATTATCTTCTTCGATAACTATCCTGCCTTCTGTGTTTAAAAGTACAGAAAACCTAAACAGCAATGCTTCTTTCTTTTTACTCATTAGATATCTACCAACTCACACACACCAGCTGTACAGGCTAGCTCTTGTGATCCTTTCGTGTTATCTTCCTTCTCAAAATCCTGTAACTTACTCCAGTCTATACTCTTAGGCATCTCACTTTGTAACTTCTTATACTCAGCCTCCTCAATATCTTGATAGGGGGCTTGTTTGTATGTGTGATCTGAGAACGGTAAGAAGGACACACCTGATAAGTAATCAAAGTTATCCCAACACCAGTTACCTACGTTAACCCATTCCTGTTCCTTAACAGATATGGTAACAGATGGTTTATGTTCACACCAATGGACAGCGTAGGTTTTCCACATCTCTAACTGTTCTATTGCTGTCATGCTAGTTCTAAACACGGCATCCTTTGCTGTCTTCATTGGAAACGCAAACACAGTAGTATGCTCAGGCTTCATAACATCAGGCTCATTAGGAATACCTTGTGACTTCATAAACTCTGTGAGTGGGTCTTTGTTATCACCTCTGACTGTTCTTATGTAATATGGATTGTGTCTAGCATGTATACCACTTGCACTATCTACTAGCTGACTGACTGTACCGGATGGTTTGACACAGGTGATTGCTGTAGATTGTGGGATGCCAAGTACACTTGACCACTCCTTGTTTACAGCCACAGCTTTCTCTTTCAACTTGTTCAATCTATCTACTAGTTTAGAATCATTCTTATTTAACAACGTGCTGTCCATGATACCTGTCAATGATACACCAAGTAATCTCTCCTCCTCTGTATTATCCTGCCATCTCTTACGCAGATAACCAAAGTTAGTTAGGGTTGCCTGCATAGTACCAAGTATCGTTGCTACTTCTACCTTATCCAACAACGTATCCATGCTGTCCATAGGTCTACAAACTACCTCGGTTAGGTTACAGAACTGATTAGGTCTGAGTATAATCTCTGAACAAGGGTTCGTACCGAAGTCGTAATCAGCGTTACGTCTACCATTCTGTCTAGCTTTATCCTGTGCAGACACTCTGTTGAATATACCACGTTCTCCTGACTTACTCTCATACAGGGATAGCCATTCTTTCATAAAGATACCAGCATCAGGTTTTTCTGTATAGGCTACTGAGTTGTTAGCAAGGGCTCTCTCAGGATTAGTATCCCACCAAGCACCAGACTTAGCCATTCGTAATCTCTGGTCTGATAAGTTAGATAAGGATATCAAGGCTGACCTACGTACTCCACCGACAACCACAACTTCACCAGTCTTACAGACAATATCGTGACAGGTCATAGCATTTAGCTTGCTACCTTTGGAAGCTCTGAACTTCTCAATGGTAAAATCAAATAGGTTTACCAGAGGTTGTGGGCCACTAGCTCTCCCCCCGAATGTTTTAAGTCTCTCTCCGGCAGGTCTTATCCTACTGACGTTTATCTTTGGTATTCTATTTGTATACAGGAACGATATCAAATCTCTAAACGCCCTAGCCCATCCTTCTTTAGAATCAGCTACAGATATAACATCTTCTGTATGTTCAAACTCTCTATCTGGTATGGTAGGTAGCTTATCTACATACTGTCTTTCAACAGAGAAGCCTACACCTGTACCATTCATTAGTATGTACAGCACTTCATCAAAAGAACGTGGGCTGTCTATAGGTATGTACGAACAGTTATAACCTGCTATGTTTTCTCTTCGTAAAGCATCTCCTGCTGTCATCAACGCTCTCATAGATGGCATGACTGAGGTGTTAAGAATTGCATTCTCAATCCTATCCCATGTACTATTCTCAAGTTTAACACCGATGTTCCTGTCTAGATGGTCTGAAAAGAAATCAATAGATCTACCTACAGTTTCTGACCATGTTTCTCTTCTACCCTCATCAGGTTTCCACCTTGAGTATCGTGACATGTGTATAAATGACTGATACTCAGTCGGTAAAAAGTTATTCTTCGCCATATTCAATCTCCAAAATCATTTCTAAATAGTGTATTGCTTTGTGTATATCTTTTGCACCCTCACCTTTTCTCCTGTGCCTAGTAATGTATTTTAAAGCATTACCTTCACAGAAAGTTAGATTGTTTTCCATAATAAAATCAATAGGCTGTATTTTACAATCTTTGTAATGATTACCACCTATTTGTTTATTACGAGTAGCAAGTTTCTTTATGTCTGTTTTTTTAAATTCTTTATCTTTCACAGTCTCTCTAATTGCATCATCCATCATTCCCATCTTAATCATCCCTCTTTTCAGGCTCAAATTCAAAATGAACAACATTATCCTCAACAGGTTCTTGCTGCTCAATAACAAACGGCTGTTCTGTATCTGGTTTTTTAAGTTTTGTGTCTCTATATATAGCAAGTTGACCTTTCTCCAATAAATATTCTGGTTCATTTAAAATCATAGATGTAATACCTCTCATCACTACGTACCCATCTGTTATCTCTTTTGTTGTAGAACTATCATAGCACATAAAATCAGTAGATCCACCTTTTATATCTTTAACAATAACTACGTAACAATCTTTAGGTATTGTCTTACCAAACTCTTTAAATATCTCTGTGCTTTTATTCATCTAACCACTCCTTTGGCATATATTTATCACACCATTTAATTTCATACCTATCACACCATCTCCCATAAGTTGTTTTAGAACCCTTGTATAATTTATTATTAGCATTTAAGAACAGGAATCGAATGTCTACATCCGGATGCTGTTTTCTAATTAACAAATGCTTCCCTCTATCTGGTGCTGTAAACTGACCCTTGACCTCTATAAAAAATCCATACTTCTCTAGGTAGAAATCAGGCGTATACACACACTCTTTAATATACTCTATAGGATGTTTTTCATACTCATACTTTATCTTATTCTTAACCAATTGCTGTGCTACGGTCAGTTCAAAGTTAGACCTAAATCCGTGTGACTTCATGCTCATAAACTTCGTATGTCTTTCGGTGGGTACATATCAAATATCCTGCCTGCATCCTCACTGATAGTGTCCATCAGCTTAGGTGCTTTCCTCTCCATCTCATACAAAACATCCGTCCATTGTGTTATGAAAAAACAAACAAGAGCGTTCCTGTCTAGGTAACTCTTTAACTTATCTAAGTCTTCTCTAAATATAATTAACTTTTCTTCTTGGTGTACATCACTCCATAAGCCTGTATAGTTAGTTCCATACTTCTCTCCTAAGTTTATAAAACTAGAACGTACACGTATTGGTATCTTTTTAGAATGGTTTCGTATCTCTCGTATTATATCCGGCCCACCCATGCGATCTTCTGCTTCTGGATAGGAAAAATATACTTTATCATTCATAAATATATCATTCCTGTTGATGTCCGTCTGAAAATACAAAGCCATTATACTTCTCTTTTAACTAATTTACTATACCAAACAGTTCTTGGATACCTAGCCTTAGACCCTATCTTTTTGTGCAGTATAGCATCCGGCCAACACTTCCTTTTAAAATCACAGAAGCCACAGATGCTAGGCAGTAGCCTGTTACCTGTTTTCTTTTCATTCTTATTATCATCTTTGTATGTTTCTGTCGTATCAGAAAAACATCTTTTAAACTTCTCACCTTTTAACAGAGCGTTTAAATTATTCTTAGCAAGCTGTAGAAACTCTTTCCTATCTTCATCCTGTACAACAGGTGCTTCACATACGTTCCACTCTCCACTTGCTTTGTTAATAACAATCCACCCACCAAACTCTTTATTCTTAGATTCGCTGTATAGATAACCTTGTGTTATATAACCAAACGTATCATCTTCTTTAATTTTATTATAGCCACCCATCTCACCAAACTTATGTTCAAATGCATACGGACTAGCAGACTTGATGTCCCACACCTTACCATCAATAACGATATCTAACGTGCCGGACACCTCGTTCTTTCCTAATTTTAACTTGACTCTTTCTTGTTCGCCTTCTACGTTTACGCCTGCCGATTTAAGAATCAAGACAGAGATAGCTTCAACAAGGTCACCAAATATAAATCTAAGTATAGCATTATACTCAATGTCTTTGTCTGCACCATCTCTCTCCATCTTCTGTTGACAAAGAGGTCTGCCCAGAGATGACATGCGAGGTCTCCATTTATCAGCGGAAGGACTGAATTGTTTATGGATAGAAGCCTCACACGCATCTCTAAACTCTTTGACGAGTTTTGGATCTAGCTCAACGCCCTCTTTCGAGACCTTGCTGAGAAAACCCTGAACCCTGTGGATGATTGCATTATTCATTTACAACTGTATCGAAGCCTTCTTTGTCTCCACGAGCACTACTATGTCTCTTCATAATAGACTCGTTATAGCCCTTTACAGTTTCCATAAATTGATGCATCAGCGTATCATCCTCTCCAGTCCAGTCAGCGATTTGCCCACGAGGCGTTAGCTCTGCTTGAAAATAGATGTTCCCACCTTTCTTTTTTCTTACAGAAGACAGCCCGATAGTCGTCAACCACATAGGTTGCTTTTGCTTATGCAGGCTCTTTAGGCAATCGCTTGCCGGAACGAAGTTAGCACCCTTAGCGTACCACACGCTAGGAATATCTTTAGCCTCTACAGCCTTGCCTTTCTTATCTTTAGCACCTTCTAAGGTTATCAAACCGTAGATGTTTTGGCTACACTTTACACTTTTTTGTAGCACCCACTCAGGGCTATCTTTAGGCATGGACTCTAGATCACTTGCGTTTAATCTACCACACTTCAAACCACCATCTGTATCATAGAACTCACTATTAAAAGATGGAGCTTGTACTGTCTGTACAGAAAAAGCACCTTCTTCATTATCCCATACTGAGTACGAATACGTTCTCATAAACGGTCTGATGACTGCCTTCTCTGCGTAGATTATACCATCATCAGTGTACAGACTAAAATGTCCACGAGGTAAAGCGTTTCCATCTTCGTCTTCGGCTGAGTGATTTATTGACAGACGTGACAACCCTTTACTAGTAGTTGGTGCGTCTGCTGACTGCCCTGTAAGTTTCATCATGTCGTCTACAGACATAGTTGAAATCTTATCAGGTAGATTTGTTTCCATTAATGTTTCGGTCATATGTTTAGAACTCCTTTCATGTCTAACCAGTTATTTCCTATTTTAATTTCGATTCCAATCGGCATATCATACTCGATATTATACCTCCGTATACATTCAGACTTTAGTGATAGCATTGCTGTCTTTAATATATCTACCGCTAGCTCCTTTTCGGAGGGATAGACATCAAGTACGATGGAATCGTGTACTGTATTACAAATTATAGTCTTCATATTATTATCTGTCAACAGTTTTTTTGTATAGATTAATGCAATAGGTAGCAAATCCGCTGTAGCAAAGCCTTGCACGGGGTAATTTTTTATTGACGTAGCGTTTGTAACCCCTCCATATCGCAATCTATATGTATTTTCAAAGGCATAATGTCGACCAGAAGGTAAATTTATTTGTTTTTCAGTTACAGCTTCGTTGCACAGATCCTCATGCCACTTGGTCACGCCTTTGTATTTATCTTTAAATGCTTTATAATATTGTACCTGTTTAGGAGTACCCATCATCCCTCCGTAGAGAGGTTTAAATGTATCTGCTTTTGCATCCTGTCTAGACACTCCTAGGATAGATGCTGTGTAGGCATGTACATCTATGTTATTACCTACATCTTCGTACACTTGCTTATCCTTAGAAAGAAATCCAGCAACCCTAAACTCTAGCTGTGAGTAATCACCCTCTAGCATATGTCCACCTTCCCATCTACTAATGACTACCTTACGTACAGGAAACGTGCCACTCCTAGGCATATTTTGAAAGTTAGGATTTCTAGAAGATAATCTACCCGTTGAAGTGACACATTGCATGTATTGTGGATGGATCTTGTCCTTACTGTCTAATCCTCTCTCTATACCATCTATAAAAGTTTTCAAGTATGTTTTGATAGCATTATACTTAGAGTAAGATTCCACGAAAATTTTTTGTTGAGGATTTGCTGATTTAACCAGTTTATCAATTGTGTGTTTATCAGTCTTAAAACCATGCACTGTGATATCTTCAACAGTATCAATATTCATTTTAAATCCAGCGATCTCTTTCTGTCTGATATATACAACACCTTTACCTCTACAGGCTTTGCACAGCCTACGTTGTTTACCAATAGTACCATCTTTTTTCAGTGCGAAGTAATGTCCTGATCCTCCACACTTATTGCAAGACTCCATTTTAGTTCTATACAGCAACTTAGTCATTTTAGCTAACGTCTGTCCTAATACTGTTGCTGTCATACGTTTAGGTCTCTTCTTCCTTCGTGAATTACCACGATCCTCATAACCTAAGTTAAAAGTCAAAGCCCACTTTTTTTTATCTATTACTTCTCTTGAGAATATCACACGAGATCTATCAACACTGCTGTCTAGATTAATTTCAGTATCTCCCATAACTCTTTTTATTTCTCTAGTTAAGAATGATTCTAAACTAGCCAACTCTTTTGTATACTCTTCCCTTATGCTGTACAGGTTCTCTCTGCTGATCTGTATACCATTGTTCTCCATGTCACACAATAGATCACACATCTCATGTGATAACTCTAATGTATTTTTAAGTCTACTAGGCATGTTATCTATCTGTGCTTCATATAATTCTTTGGTAACTTGCACGTCTGCTTCACCGTATTCCTGTACAATAGGCCAAGGTATCTTCTCAAAAGATATTTTATCCTGTAAGTACTTCTCTGTCAGATCTGTTTTTTTCTTTGACAAGGCGTACCTCTCACAGCATTTCTTTAATGATAAGGGTATTTTACTACCACCGTTTAATAAATACTCTGCAATCATCGTGTCATACACCTTACCTGTATAGATAAACTTACAAGCACGCAACCATTTCAGGTCAAACTTTATATTGTGACCTATTAATAACGTAGTCTTATCTAAAACATCCTGTAGAGTCTTAGTTGCATCCTCTGTAGGAGATCTATCTTGGTGGTAGAAACATAAGTAGTTCTTATCACCTTCCATATCATAACCTACAGACACTAACATGTTGCCTGTATAGGGTTCTGCCTCTGTCTTATTATCTTTATCTACTTTATATGTAGTTTCTATATCTAATACTGTAATCATTTTAATATAACCTCCGCCTCTGTTTCTATCCACACTTTTGCTCCACAAGATAGTGGTTTGTCAGGTCTGTAAATAACCTTGCTCTTCCCAAGTATTTCTACTTCCTTAGCGTACCTGTTATCTTTATAAGTTTTAACTGTGATACACTTCTCTGCTTTCTTCCTTACTAAATGTTGGTTTACATGTATTCTTTTTATCATGGCATATACCTCGCCTTCTTAATATCTATCCTACAAGTTACTGTGCCATGCCAACCTGTAAGTTTATTCTTACTAACACACAAATGTCGTATGTAATCTTCCTCATCTCCAAAGTTCTTACCAATCCCTATGATAATGTCAGCCTCGGCTGCTTTGCCTGTACGGGAGTTTTCTAACATGGCAAAATCTATCTCCTGTCTATTGTGGGCTTCATAACTTGCTTGCGATACAGCCCAGACCATACACTCTCGTTTCTTTGCTATCGCTCTTGATGTTTCGTATATAGCACGAAGTTTCTCATCTACCCTTGAGTATGTACTACTAATGTTAACCTTATCTAACTGATCTACAAAGACAATGTCAGGCTTGTTAAGTTCTACAAATTTGTCAATCTCTGCTATGGATATTTCTCTACCTTCCAACAGCAACAGGTTAGGTTTGATCTCTCTATCGTATATCTCATCGTATCTGTCAACATCTTCTTTCAATTCACTGGTTGACTTGCCTAGATAGGAACAAAATATCCTACCTTTTACCATCCTTCCCGGTTCTTCATTAGCAAAGTACGCTACCTTATAACCTTGTTTAATATACTCAGACACTAAGTATGTACAGAAAGTTGTTTTACCTGTCTCTGGTCTAGCAAAGATAATACCTAAGTTACCCCTACCTACACCACTGATTCTATCTCTCAACGGTGCTAACTCAAACTTAAAATCAAAACCCTTTTCACATGCCTCTAAATAGTCAGACACATTGTCATCAACCTTTATAAAATTACTGTCATCCTGTGGCTGTTTGTCAGCTAAATTGTCAACCAAACTTTGTAGCCCAGAATAGTCACCATCGTGACCTAGCCAAATGTCAGTCGCTTTTGACCCTATCTCGTGTGCCTTATTTCTTCTCCAGAAATTTGTCACTAAGTCTTTTGTAATGTCAGGGTTACCAGAGAAGTTTCGCAAGTCTTTAATAACATCCTCTACAGACTCACGAGAACTATCTGGCATCGAGGGAAACTTATCTCTGTGTAAGTGCATAAGTTCCTCTACAGTTAAATCACTATTGTATTTTACATGAGCAAAAGCAATAGTATCGAATATAGTACCCACTCCATTGGCAAACATCTCCTTTCCTATAACATCAGTTACTTGTTTATAAAAGTCTTTTTTTAAGCAGTGTGCTAATAACTGTTTTTCTATAGTCATGCGTGATACTCCCTAAATCTCTCTAGTATCTGGTCGGTAGTCCACGTCTTAATATCGGTGTCTATCATAAGAGTATGTACAGTCATATGTGTGTATAACTCTTTAGCAATTGTCAGCGTTTTTAAACTGGCATCTTTGTCAAGTGCAATGACAGCTCTGTCAAACTTTGTCAGGTATGGTATATACTCTTTTATCAAGTTAGTACCCATGAGTGATACGCCTACTACTCCAGCTTTTGTTACTGCACAGGCAGATGCACAATCCTCAACCACGACACAAGTCTTGCTTTTATTATTTGTCACGAATGGTACTCTTGATGCACCATATCTTTTCCACTTAGGCTTTTTGTTTTTTAACGACCTACCCACAGCATCAACAATTGTCATGTTCTTGTCGTACACAAAAAATACTACCCTGTTTTCTCTAACGTCATGTTCTAGATTGACCAACTTTTGGGAGTAGGCGTGTTCTATGTTATTTTTTCTTATATAGTCTATTGCTTCTGGTGACCTAGCCAATGGTACAAAAAAGGTTCTATACAGGCTTAGGTTTATACTTTTCTTATGCTGTACAGTATTAAGCTGTAAACCTTTTTTAATCTTCCCACTAACAGAACAATCAGCATGGAAACAATGATACAGAAAATAACCAGAGTTAGCAGTGACAGAAAAGCTGTTATTATGACCACATACAGGACAGTTACTACGAAGAGTAACGCCTTCTGGCACAGCCATAGAATCAATGATTGCATTTATATTTACTCCTTTATTTCTCATATGTTAACCAATAACAAAATCAAGCTAATAACTAGCAGTACAGGAAAAATATGATTAAGCCATAGTCGTCCTCTTTGCTGTTTAGCAAACCACTTACCTGTGGCTTTTAGTCTACGTTCCCTGTCGTTGCTCATCTTCCTCTTTCTTTCCCCAATATACTAAATGGAATGCACCACAGTTAGGACAACTTAAATTTGTCACTATCTCATGCTCTTCGTCATCTTCACAATCGTGGTCGCCTCCCCAGATTAATTCTGTCTGACAGTTATAACACTTCATTTCTTACTCATCTCTGTAAGTTCCTCTACAGCAAATGGTTCTAAAAAATTCTCTATGATAGTAATCTGTTTCTGAATGTGTTCTATATCTTTTCTGTACAGCACACCGTCATCTAAGCCACAGGCTACTGACACACTAGCTTCTCTTAATGCTTTAATTACTTTATCCATCCATCCTGTCCAATTCTAATTTATAAATATCCTCATGTTTCACATCCACATGAAAAAACGGTTCTTTTAAATGTGGTGCGTCAACATGCCGTGAATTCTGTATAGTCTGTATAGGACTATTTTCTAACACCCAATGTGGTATGAACCAACCTTGATCTAAGTGTGTGTTCAACACGACAAATGTCAATTCTAACGGTCTGACAAACTTAGAAATATCATTAGCCTGTCCATACTCTTTTGCTTTATTCTCCTCGTGGTAGAATTTGTCAATCAGTCTTTGCTTACGCTGTGGTATCCTGACCTCTTTCCAATTGTCATTCCATACCTTGCCCCACTGATTCTTTACTTCTACCTCCCAAAAACTAGCACTGCCAGAATCAGACACCGTAGACAGATCCCATGAGAAGTTTTCCTTATCGTCTGTAATCTTATGACCTCTGCTAATTAAATATTTCTTCAGTACAGCCTTTGCTCTACCATCATTTGCCATATAGGATAATCTATTAAACCTACGGTTTTGGTGTCTTAAACGCATTGTCAAATCTCTCCCTTGCTATTTTAATACCACTAGTCTCACCTTGTGTATAGGCTAACTTGTAGTAGCCTTTTATCATCTGCATCTGGTGTGTAGTAAGTATGTCATCTCCTACTATTTCCAAAACTCGACTCTCATAAAATGATTCGTCAAATTCAATCTTCAGTTTTTGCCTGTTCGTTTTCATTGTGTACCTCCTGTTTATAATCTTCCCATATTTCGTCCCATAATTCTCTAACTTGCTCTTCAAACTCTGTCCACGAATATCCTATCGGTAGAAACATCTTACCCTTAGTCATCATAATGTCTACGTGGAATAAGACCTCGTCTACAGCTTCTGATTCTCTACATAACTTTGCTATGTCCTTCCAAGTTTTGTCGTCCTGTTCTTCTATATAGCGTTTATATTTACCCATCTAATCCTCCTCCACCTCTCCGTGTACAGTAATTTGCGTGTCAGCCCCATATTCTATACCGTGAAATTTAACCTTGCTGTTTTTCATAACGTGTTCACTGCCATTAGTCAGTGTCACTTCAGTAGTTTTCTCTTTGCACTCCTCCTCTGTCAACTTAACATCAGACTGTACAGTATAATATCTTACGTCTACAGTGTGTTGTTCTACCTTATAAGTGTATTTATAATCTTTTGTCATCAAATACCACCTAATGGTATATCATAAGTTTGTCTAATCTTTTTCATCAGTTTCATGCTAGGATTATACTTACCATCAATCAGGTTATATACATGCGTGACAGATACATCTAACTCTCTAGCAAAATCTTTAGGATCAATCTTTTTATCCTGTATAATCTTTTTTACGTTCATTCGTCATCCTCCTCTATGTTTTCCTCGATATGTAATCCGTGATTATCTTCTAGCTGTGTTCTGGTCACGGCTTTGCCAACAGCTTTTACTAAAAACTGTACAGCATCTTTAACAGTGGTAAAAAGCATGATATCTTTTTTATCATCTAATGCAAACTCTTTACCGTTTAATCCTATGCCTTCTGGGTGTCTATATATTCTATATTTCATTTGTTTTCCTCCTCATCAATATCTGCAATATAAAACTCTTGGTGTACAAAATCAAACGTGTCTTTTGTCAGTAAGCGTTCCATCTTTTTCTTAACGTCTAGCTCACTCGTACCTTCAGCAATTCGCTTATAGTAGGATACTTCTCTGGCATAAACAACGTATTTCTTTTTCTGTACAGTCATTTTCTCTCATTCAATAAATTATGATAATAAGTCCACAACCTTCTATCGGTAGTGTGTACATCTCCTGTGATCCTCCACCACTCCTCGCTTTGATTGTGACCTTTGTAATATCTGCCCTCTACAGCATCAATCCGTTGCTGTATTTCTGTATAGGTAAGTTTACTCATTAGTCTTCACTCCCACAACCAACAACGTCAGTTTGTCAGCTACCTTCTCTTTGTCAAACACTTGGCATACTTGATCCCATGCATCGCCTTCGAAGTCGTCATGGTATAGATCTAAGAATCTAGCGTTTGGTATTACTTCCCAATCTTTCTTATCCAACTCCTTCTGCTGTACAGCTGTAAGAGTCCACTTACCTGTTTCTGGTTTATACATCTGCCACCTTCTTCTTAGTCATCAC